AGGCATCGCACCGTCGGTGTTGCTGACTGAATCTCCGAGAATGCTTTACACGATGACGGCGTATCTGCGTTGGAAAAGTGTGAAGCAGAATCCGAACACGCCCTACAATCGTTGACGTGGCAGGCACTCAGACATTTAGGCTTCGGATGCAAGCCGGTGCCCGCGGTGCCGGTGCAGACGTCGTTATCATCGCCAACTATCAAGAGCTCTACGACACGCTCAAATCTTTGAGTAAGAAGAGCCCCGATTTCAATCGTGAGTTGCGTATCGCCTCACAAGAAGTCGCTCAGCACGTTGTCGATAAAGCAAAGATGAACGCAGCCAGTCAACCGAAACACGGCCCATCAGTGCGTCGATCGTCAGGCCGTTCCCAGGCCCAGGTCGTCGTCAACGGATTACGTGCCAGACGCGACCGAGTTCCAACAATCAAGCTCGATCACAACAAGCTCTATCCATCAAAGAGTCGCAGCAACCGCAAGCGCGGTCTTGGGATGCTCGGACCAGCCAGATTTGGTGCAGGAGAATCTTCGCCCTACCGGGGCTTTGACAGGAAGGTCACCTACGGCGACGTCTTCTTCGGTGCTGAGTTCGGTGGGCGTGGTCGCAAAACAACTCAGCAATTCTTGCGCCACCGTGGACGTCAGGGCTACTTCTTTTGGCAAGCAGTCAGGGACTCACGTTCCTACATCGCCAAGGAATACGTCGCAGCCATTGACCGAGTCGTTGAGAAGTTGGGTCTTGGCATCAAGCCTGGTGATTGGGTAGGCTGAGACAAAACCAAGGAGCCCGCCATGCTCAAAGAAGACAACATCCGTGCCGTCCGCTTTGATTACCTCAAATCGGTCATCCCTAAACCGATGGCGACATCGTGGGAGCAGCTCTCAACGCTGCTGATGCGCAGCAAAGAAACGAAACGGAAAGACCACCGCGCACTCTGGTCGCCGGTCATCTATCAGCCCGGTACAACCAGAGGCAATCAGAACGTCGCAGCAATCACCTGTCTTGTCGTCGACATGGACGGAGAAGCATTCGACTACGCCCGACTCGACGGACTCGAATACCACGCCTACACCACATGGTCACACAGACCGAATGAACCGCACTGGCACCTCGTCCTCCCACTCAAGAACCCCGTCCCTGCCGACAAATGGTTGAGTGTCTGGACTCGCTTGCATGAGAAAATCAACGTCGTTGGTGACCCAGCAACGAAAGACCCGGCACGCATCTTCTACCTGCCGCAACACGGTGTCGGCAATCTGCCTGGGCGAATCATCCAACACGGCGAACGACTTGATGCGGAACTTGCAAGTGTGCTGGAACTGCCGACCGAGTTCACGGCTCCGACAATGCAGCAGGTCAAGGCGCGTCATGGCAAGACGAGCAGACCTCGAGTCGTGTTGCCGAACGCCGCCAACCCGAGTTGGTGGAATCAAGAAGACGAGAACGATCCGTATGCCGGTATGACTGAGCAGGAAGCGTTGAGGCAGTTCGCCAAGGATTGGCAAGAGCTCAGAAAGGTGCTCCTCGCCGCTGAGTAGAATCGTCGCTCATGGCCGTTGAGCGCGCATTCATCGTCAAGCTCATTGCTGACACGAAGGAACTTTCGGCGGGACTGAATGCCGTAGGAGTCGAGGCTGAAAAGACCCTCGGTTCGGCAATGAACAAAGTTGCCCTGGCATCGGCTGCCGCGTTCGCTGGTATTGCAGCGTTCGCGTTCAAGGCTGGTGAAGCAGCCATCCAAGATGCTGCCGAGCAGGAGAAGCTTGCCACGACGTTGCGCAACGTCACCGGGGCGACGGATGAGGCGATTGCTTCGACTGAGGAATACATCGCCAACATGGCGAGAGTCACCACGTTCAGTGACTCTGAGATGCGTCCGGCCCTCGAGCAGCTGGTCAGGTCCACCGGCGATCTCGCATCCGCACAAGAACTGCTGGGGCTGGCACAAGACTTGGCAGTAGGTACAGGACAGCCACTCGTAGCGACCGCCGAAGCGTTGGCCCGCGCCCAATCTGGCAACATGAAATCGTTGCAGGCTTTGAGCCCTGCGTTGCGTGACAACATCAAGGATGGCGAATCATTCGACGCGGTGTTGAAGGAGTTGACTGCGACGTTCGGCGGGCAGGCCGCCGCAGCTGCGGGAACCCTGCAAGGTCAGATGGTCATCCTTCGCAACCGATTCGGTGAAGTCGTAGAGAACATCGGAACGGCGCTATTGCCTGCGATTGAAAGTTTGATTGGTCTGTTTACGAACTTGGCTTCCTTTGCCGAGAACAACACTGGGCTGATTCTTGGTCTCGGTGTGGCAATGGGAGTATTCACTGGTGTCATCGTTGCCGCTGCGGTAGCGATGAAGATTTATGCCACTGCAGCAGCGATTGCCACAGCTGCAAATACTGCTTTCGGTTTGAGTCTGACTGCAACTGGTGTTGGTGCGATTGTGGTCGTTATCGGACTTCTGATCGGCGCGTTTGTAACTGCGATGGCGAAGAGTGAAGGATTCCGCAACGCCGTACTCGGCATGTTGAACGGAATCATCGGAGGCTTGGAGACATTCGTCAACGCATTCATCGGCGCATGGAACTGGATTCTTGAGAAAATTCGGAAGATGGGTCCGGTACTCAAAGCCGTCGGTATTGACGTCTCAAACCTCGGCCCAGTCGGCGAAGTATCATTCGGTCGGCTCGGTGCTGCGGCGGATAGTGCCGCCAACAAAATCAACAATGTCGCAATCCAGACCGACCTGGCTGCTTCACGCCTCGCGGCAGCCAACCTCCAGAACGGCATCGTCTCCGTCAGCCAAGCACAGGACAAGCTTGCTCAAACAACTGCTCGAGTCAATGAACTTCGTGGTCAAGCCTTGAAGGGCGGCACCTCCATCGATGCCTTGAATCAAGCGTTGAAGGATCAGCAGACCGCTCAAAGCGTATTGAACACATTATTGGGCGACACAGCGAAGAGGACTGGTGGCGCAAGCAAGGCAACCGAAGAGGCCAAGAGCAAGTCCGAGCAATACACCGAAGTCTTGAAGAAAGCCCAAGGCGCATCGGATTCGTATGAGCGTTCGACTCGTCGTCTGCGTGACGCCAAGAAGTCGCTCGAGCAAGCCGACTCAAATCTGGCTGCAGCCCAAGAGGCGTTGACTAAGGCTCAGCAGGCTGGGTCACCGGAGGAAATCGCCGACGCTCAACGTGCCTTGGCTGCCGCTGAACGTAACGTCACTCGCGGCAAGTTCGGTGCGGAACAGGCCACGTTCGCAGTCCGTGATGCGGAACGCAAGTTGGCTGAGGTTCGCGGCAATAGCGAGTCCACCGCTCAGGATGTTCGAGAGGCGGAGATTGCTCTTGAGGAAGCCAAGCTGCGTGTCAAAGACCAAGAGGATGAACAGATCAACACGACTCGTCGGTTGGACGAGGCTCGTCGTCAGTTGCGCATCGCTACCGAAGGTTTGCGTGAGGGCGACAAGGAACTCATCCCGCTCAAGGATGCAGTCACTCGGGCCGAGGAAGAGCAGACCCGTGCCGCCGAAGCACATCGCGACGCAGTCAAAGAACAGACATCAGCAATCGAGGACTATCGCAAGGCATTGGAAGAGTTGAACAAGACCATCGCCAACATGCCGAAGGTGGCTGGTCGTATCGGTCAGCCGGGTCTCATTCCGATTGACGGCGTACCGACACCAGCCGCAACCACGCAGGGCATGGGTCCGAACCCGCAGACTCAGGCACCAATCATCGTGAACGTGACGGCTGGTATCGGCGGCAACGCCTATCAGGTCGGCAAGGAAATCATCGAGGTGCTGGATCAATACACGTCGGTGGCTGGTCCGCTTGACACGTTGATGCGCGTGGCCTGACATGGCCAAGACGATGCCGTGGGGTGAAACCCTCAAGGTGCTGCTCGACGCAGGGTTCGTGCAAGATGCGTTCACGCTGGACTCATCGACGCTGAACGGCGGCGACACACTCGACGGCTCCACCGACTTCGTAGACGTCACCGAATACGTCCTGTCGGTCGGCATCACTCGCGGTCGCACCGACCAGTTGCGCTCACAGTTTCAGCCAGGCGTCTGTCAGATCGTGCTCGATGACCGCGCATCTGGCCGTGCCTTCGACCCAGCCAACACCGCATCGCCCTATTACCAGGGCGACCTCGGCATCGCACCACGCCGCTTCGTCCAGGTCTACGCCGGTACGGCTGGTGACGAGCCGCTGTTCGTCGGGCGAGTCCAAGACCTCGACATTGAATACGAACAACCCGACCTCTCCACCTGCACCATCGTCGGCGTCGACGACCTCTCCAGCTTCGCCAAGACAACGCTGCTGGCCTTCACTCCACCACAAGAACTCACCTCCGCCCGCGTCACCCGCATCCTCGACCGACCCGAGGTCGCCTACTCCACCGCCACCCGCAACATCTCCACCGGTGTCGCCACGCTCGGCACGTTCGCCTACGCCGACGGCGACAGCGTCGCAGGCGCACTACAAGAAGTCGCCGAATCGGAAGATGGCCGCTTCTTCATCGCACGCAACGGCAACGCAACCTTCCAACCACGAGTTGACTTCACCTTCTCCACCGCCATCGCCACCTTCTCTGACGGCGGCACCGCCATCCCATACCAGTCACTCGACGTTCTCTACGGTGCCGAAACCCTCTACAACTCGGTCACCGTCACCACCCAGGGCAACGCACTCGGTACCGCATCCG